CTCTCTATGGTCTGACCACCGATGACAAGATCAGCGTACTCTATGATCCTGGAACCTATGGATGTGTTATAGGTATTGGACACGAGTGTACCGTCAGCCACCGGGAGGGGGTCCAGAGTCACCTTCAGCATCATGCTTCTCACGAGATCACCGACATTGTTGGGTATCCTACAAGTGACGGTCTGACCGAATCCCACATCTCCGTCGAAGGGTCTCTCCACCGCTTCTGTAGAGAAACGGGTGTGTCGCCTATAGTTCATGACGAAATACGAAAACTGTGGCTCTCCCGTGAGCCATTGATCCTGTATACCAGTGACAGCGAGCCTCAAGCGACCTGCCATTCTTAATACACGTGAGTAAAATTTTATTAAATAAAAGAGAACAATAGTATAGATGGATTTAAAACTCAGGAAATTTAATCCAGCCACGATGGCTGACGATAGGGTATGCGTTTTCGTGGGAAAGAGAAACACAGGAAAATCTACTCTCGTGACAGACATTCTGTATCACAAAAAACATCTACCAGCGGGTATCGTCTTATCCGCGACAGAGGAGGGTAATCATTATTATCAACAGTTCATCCCAGATTTGTTCATATACGGTGACTACGACAGGGAAGCCATAGAGCGAGTCATGGACCGTCAGAGAAAACTGGTGGGTGCGGGAAAACAAAACTGCGGGGCATTCCTCCTCCTCGACGATTGTATGTACGATAACAAGTTCATGCGAGACACGTGTATTCGACAGTGTTTCATGAACGGTAGACACTGGAAGATATTCTTCATGCTGACCATGCAGTACTGCATGGACCTCCCACCCGCTCTTCGTGCAAATGTTGACTACGTGTTTATCCTCAGAGAAAATATCATACAGAACAGAGAAAAGTTGTACAAATCCTTCTTCGGTATCTTTCCGTCATTCGACATGTTCAATAAAGTCATGGACGCGTGTACAGAAAACTACGAATGTTTAGTCCTGGACAACACCGCGAAGAGTAATCGTATAGAAGATTGTGTGTTCTGGTACAAGGCGTCGCTTCGAAAAAACTTCAAGGTGGGTGCCCCTGAATACTGGCAGGCGCATAAAAAGATGTTCAACCCCAAGGGCACCACGGCGGCCAACCCCAAGAATGTCAAGGGGAAGTCAACGCAAGTAAGAATAACAAAACAAAAATAACCTAAGTAACTTAAACATTTTACGAAATCATACATTATAAAATGAGGAATCAAGAACTTCTCAAACTCATCGCCACGGAACCATCATCTGACACCGATGACTTTTTGGAAAGGGAGGCGCTCAACGGCTCCGAAGATGCCAAAAAACTTTTGACTATCGAACATGCTACTGAAATCGCAAAGCAAATCATTCAGGGACACTACGAAGATATCCTCAGGGCTATTCGTTCGGAAAGTACAAAGAAAGAAGATGCGGTTTACCGATGTAAAAACACCGATAATATTGTCAGGACATCGTATGACATAGAGTATGTACATCTCGAGACCGCCATAGATGAATCGGGGGGCCATGCCATTTATCTAAAAGTGAACAATAAAACGAAACAAATTACCGTGTATGATTCGATGGGTGAGGATGCTTACCTAAATGAATTTGAGGATGTTGTTCGTGACACGTATCCAGGGTACAAAATCAGGGATAAATCTATAGGCTTCCAGCCCACGGGTGGATTTACTCAGGATTCTCCAGAACAGATGGCTGGTGCCATGTATGTTTCAGGAGAACCAGGGTATCTAAACAGGGCGTGGAAAGTTTCGCAGTATGATGAACTTTCACAACATCATTTCTGTTACATCGAGGCTTTCATGGCCATGGCTTTTGATAGTCTTCCCATGTATCGAAAGGGACCCGATGATCCCAGGGAAAGACTTCGGTTCATCAAGCGTGTGGCGTGGGGATTCGTACACAAGTTTTATAAGGGGCCGAGAGAGGGTGTGATTTGGAGATATTTTACAGAACATTTTCCGTATTATATGTCTACGTGGAACACAGATGGAACTAGAATGCGAATGAGGAATGATACGTTTCAAATTCCAAAAAAGGAATCATTCATCAGACGAGTAGAAAAAATAGATATGGTTGACACGACGGGTTGGTCTATAAAAGACATCCTCACGTGGGCTGCGAAAACATAGAGACTAAAAAATGTAATTTTACATAAAATGTCTGACGTGCGAACATTAAACCTGTCGGATGCCGATGATGGCATGGTTCCTTTAAATGATAAACCGTCTACAACTTTTGTGCCGGAAAACGCTGAAAAAAATGTGAGTGAACATAAAGAAACTATGGATTCTACACCTCTCGCCGATATTATGGGACAGACCCAGGAACCCCTCGAACCGCCCATGATGGCGATGGATCCTCGCATGATGCAGGCTCCTCAGGCTCCACCCACTCCCGTAGCCAAGGAAGCCCCTGCCACCAAGAAGGCGAACCCCCTCAACCTCACCGACGAACAGATGATGGCCCTCGTGGTCGCCGCGTGTACCGCCGCCGCCATCAGCAAACCCGTTCAGGAGAAGCTCGCTGGTACCGTTCCGAAATTTCTCAACGCTCAGGGTAACAGAAGCCTCGTCGGCCTCGCCACTACTGGTTTAGTCGCGGGCATCCTCTTTTATTTCGCTCATAAATACGTTAAGCCCTGAGGAAGTTGTCTCCCAGTATGGTATACGAAACACCCGCACCGATTATGAGACTCACCGCGATGGCTAGAGAAGCGTAAGCGGTTCCCTCAGTCTCCCTTCCGTATTCCTTCAGATTCTTCTTGAGATTCTTGGAAAATTCAGAATTCTTTCTCGCCTCTAATAACAACGTCATGAAGAGACCAGCACCTATGACTGTCGCCAGCATAGCTCCCTGGGAAACACTACCGAGGATGTTATTTCGGGCCATGTACCACAGATACATCGGGAAGAGAACCGTGAGAATAACCGTGTTCATCCACGGGTGTGTTTCCGCACGAACACCGAGTAGACCGATGAACATGACAAACCACGTGGAGAGTGATATACCGATCTGTGCGATACCGGGCATGGCGAAAGATACGTTGTTGACTACGTTACTCATTTTATATTATATGTACAAGATTATTTATCCATGATATGTTTACCACAGAAGGGGGTTCTGGTATCTATGTTTTCGTATATACCTATCGACACAGCCTCTTTCCTGAGCTTATCAAACATGGCCCAAAAATGTTTACTGTGTGAATATTCTTCGACCGTGCAGTGAGCCAATTCATGAAGAAGTACATGAAATATATCATTGACCGTACCGTCTATACACAAACCGATTTCAACTCCTTTGTTGGCGTTGTATCCTATAGCCTTCGACATACCGTAGTGTCCCGTGATGGGAATCTCCTTGTGAAGCATTCTGAATTCTTCAGCATTGGTAGATTTAAGATGGTCTCTCAGTTTTTTGTAGCGCTCTTTGACTTCCTTTAGCCGTGAATCCTCTTTTGTATTAATAAAAATTAGAATATTAACTATGAGCAACACGATTATGGCTATCATTTCTATATACAAATATAAATTTGCTATACAGTCTCGAAATGTCATTTCCCTTTAGTGACTCCCAGAGTTTCAGAGTGAACCCGTTATTTTCGAGATGCGTCACGAGAAGATCTTTATGCGCCAATGGTTCAGGTTTTGGTCCATCTGCGTAATAGGGTGTGTCGACGAGATGAACGTACAACTTTTCCCCGAAATCACCATTACTCGTGTTCCTCATCTTAAAAAAGTTACCGGCTGCATCGTTGAGGGGTGTCCTGAATATAATCTGCATCGAATCGGGTATGATGCCCATCAGTACACCACCTGGTTTCATTCTCTTTTTCACCTCCCTCATGGTATTCATGAAAAGTTCCCGTGATTGAAAAGCATAGTGCAAAGAAAAGTTGTAACACACGATGTCATATTTTCTATGTGGACACGAGTGTATATCACCGAGATAAAAGTTTACCCTGATTTTCAAGTTTTTCGCACGATTCTTAGCCTCTGTCAACGCCTCTTCATCCGGTTCACACATACTCAGATTCACCTTCGCATGCCTCCATTTTTGAAGATCACCACCGAACCCACACCCCACGTCCAACACACTGTTTCCAGCCCGTGCCACGTGTTCGATGAGCCTCCGTTTTTCATCGTTGTGATATCGGCGGATCTCTTCCATAGTATCATAATTATTCAAAACTTTAACCATTACTTAGGTTATTTAAAGTTTTGAATACATTAAGATGTATAATGTCTCTCGAACAGGATTACACCACCGTCCCCGGACAAATCTACGCATGTCTTTCCGTCGTCGGCCCAGAAGCCCCCCAGAAGAATGACAAGTTTGGTATTAAGATCAGAGGAGCCTTCGCCACCCGTGAAGAGGCTGCGAATCACGCCAAGCGCCTTCAGAAGGAGGATGCCACCTTTGATATTTATGTGGTTGACATGTACAAGTGGCTGCTCATTCCCCCCGATCCATCGAAGATTGAGGATGCGCATTATACAAACGAAAAACTCGAAGAACTCATGACTGGTTACAAAGAGAATCAAGCCATGGCTGCGAAGATGTTCGAAGAGCGTAAACGTGATATGATGACCACTAAGGTTGGTGGTGAAGCCATCTTCCACAAACCGGGTGATGAAAACTCGAAGTACTACAACAAGCCCGACGAGCCTCCCATCAGCCACCCGGCGGATATCATCGAACGTCTCAAACGCGAGAAGCCCGATACCCCCATGGAAGAACTCGTCAAAGAGGCCGACGCCATAGTGGCGAAGGAAATTGAAGAGCGCAGAAAGGCACGCGATACCATCGAGGAAGGTGACGAGGAGGAGGAAGCGTAATAAAAAACAATTATTTATTTTTCACGACTGTATTCATCATGGTAATGAAAAATAAAAAATATACTAATAATAAATGTTGATGCTAGCGGCATTCTTATTAATAGCCATTGGTATTTTGGCGATACTATTTGTGTATTTAAAGAGTGAAGTTCTCATCAAAGATCGCCCCAAAGCGTCTGATGTTTTAGTGGATATGCTCAAAGATCCTTTGGTAACTAGTCGCGCGTATTTCACCGAACCAGTAACGGGTCCCATCGGTGATTTTACTGGTTACTCACCCGTGTCTCAAGATGACTGGCTGCATAGTCTTACCCATGAAGAACCCCAAGATGAACGCAGCGAATATGACAAGATACGCCGTTTTATCTAGATTGGCTAAAAAATCCTTCTTGGGTTCTGGAGGAGGAGGGGCCATCATGGCTTGTGGAAAATAATACTGAGGTGGAGATGGGACAGGTGGTTCTTCTTCCTCAGTCACTTCTGGATTATACTCTATAGGATTGCCTATATCCGTGTCCATATATAATTTCTATAAAATGTTTCTTTTAAGCTTCTTCATCTTCATCTTCATCATCGACTACAAAACCCTTTAGATTTCCATTTTCATCGGCATCCTCATCGTCGTCCTCTTCCTCGTCATCAGTCTCACAAAGATCTTCATCATCGGAATATTCTTCATCATCATCGTAGTCTGATTCCTCATAGTCATCTTCAATTTCTTCTTCTGGGTCGAGGCGCTCCGGTTTTTTAGAGATACGTCCGGACCTTGTAACAACGGAAGTCATTATTACACCATAAAGCATCTTACCTTTTAAATATATTTTGGACTGAAATACTTGTTTTTATTCATGGCATCTTTCATTGCAGTCCTTTCAAAAGAAACAGCGATCTTCTGACCAAATTCTGCTATTTCATTTTGAATATCGGGGTCTATGGGGGACATATATAGGGGTATCTCGTTGAGATGATGAATCGCTTTTTGTAAAAATGCATAAGACATGTACTCTCGAGCCAGTTGTATATTTGCATAAAATAGTTTATACGATTCTTCGTGTATACCAGAATACACGTGTGTCTCTTTTATGAGCTGGTCCAAAACATCGTGAGATACTTGAAACTTTGATATTTGTGAAATAATGTACGCGAAAGTTGCGATGAGTATTATGATGTACATCTTATAATATATCAAGTATTTTATCTATAAGTCTGAATTCACGAGTATTACAATCACACTTCTGTTTGAGAGTTGAATCCTTCTTCTTGATGATGAATGGTACCTCAGTCTTCTTACACCCCTGGCATGTCATTGAAGTCGTGACGTTGTATTGTGTCTTTTTTTTCAAAATACTCTTGACTTTCATGGGTTCTTTAGACACGTGTCTATTCATAAATTCATCTATGACTGACACCGGAGATACGTCGGGTGGTTTAGGGGACGGTGACCGCTGTACACGAGGCTTTTGACTACCGTTGGGGTAGAGCTTCTTGTACACTTCATCTGGTAGGAGAATCTTTCGCCCTGAAAAATCTTTACAAAATCCACTCTTCCTCCCCCTGATAGTTTCGCATCTACAAAAACATTTCTGTCGAATAGAATCACCTTCTATGAAGAACCATACGTGGTTTGATGCATGAGTTCTCTGTAAATTTTCACAATATTTTGAAGTCGTAGACACGAGATACATGTTATCGTGTGAGTACATCTTGGTAATCTCGGCATTCGCCTGACCCTCCATATACTTTTGAATGTGTGTCTCAAGAGCTGCCTGAGTTTCAGGATCGTTGAATGTATCTTTCGTCTCTTGGATACTGAACGTTCCCTCTTCCCTCATGGAGCCTTCTATGACGGAAAAATCTTTAGACTCCGTGCGTAACGTGGCCATGTGAAGTATATCTACACTCGGTTCTTTGTCATGAATACGAGTCAGTTTATTATCGTACATGAGAATAGGTTTGTAAGGACCCTGTGTCACCTTTCCATGTTCACAACCCGAACATCCAGTTCCTCCACAGGCATCAT